AAATCAAGCCTCGGCATCTGGACTAGCACATCTCTTTTAATGAGAGAAGGATCGATCCCTAAAGCTTTCCACTCTTCATCGTCCTTATAAATGATACCTGTTTCCTTGTGTTTAATCGTCGTTGTTACCTTTGCATTCAAAACCGGGATATCTTTCCCGTTATGTTTAATGGTATCCATTATACTGTGACCTCCTGACTGATGTTTAAATAGCTGATTGCAATATCGGTAGAGTCTGAACTACTCATTTTTACTTTAAGAGCTACCCCTGATTCTACAATCAATGGTAACGTTAAAATTTCAACGCTGGTGTTCGCTGCTAATGTTTCCGTGTCCACAATCTTAGTGCTGCCATTGGTAATGGTAATCGTGGGAGTATTGCCTGTAGTATTCGTCACTCTAAACGATTTAATAATGACCGTCTCCACCGAACCTGAGCTTGCAACCGCCGGTGTTAATAGTGTTTGTTCGACATCAGTGGCTATTGTGTTTCCTAAAAATTTATACTGATTAACTACAGCCATTACATTAGAAAGAAGTTTCTAGCTTCAATCTCCTGTTTGAGTTCTTCCTGAAACGTCGTGTTGAGTTTCTGGATGACACCGTCTAAGTTTCTAACGAGTGAGTTAGCAACGGTTGGATCATATTCTAATCCGGCTCGGGTTAATACCTGTACTATCTTTGCCATTATGTTTTAATATATCCTAATGAAGTTGTTCCATATGTATTGATTGCATCATTAATTTGCTGTTGCTGAAAAGGGTCTAGTAGATCATAATTGGCCCCAAGCATTTGATTAGCTACAGCATTTTGAGAGTAATTTCCTGCCATTAAATTCCTGTCATCAAAATAAGATTCATAAGGCTTATCTTCTGGAAGAATATCAGGAGTCATAATACCTTGTTCCATTTGTAAACGTGTCAAAGCATTAGGATTATAATTAATATTTTCCCATGCAATATCTTCTTCTTCATCAGGGTCATTCCAGTTTATATTTTGATTATTTCTTTGGAAAAGATCTCTAATATTGCTTCGACCATATCTTGACATTAATAACTTCATTAATGGATTCTCCAATGCAAAGGATAATGGATTAAAATTTCGAGCTACATGTCCTATGCCTCTTCCCAAACTTCCTAATCCACTTCTTACTTTAGATAAGAAAGGATGAGCTCGTTGATAGGCTCCTTGTCGATATTGATTTTGTAAAGCCAGAGTTCTTAAATTTTTATCGTATGATTGGGTTAAAGGTCCTGTTCCTATGTGCTGACCTCCTCTGGTAATCGAAAGTTGGTCAGGTCTAGTATAAGTTCTATCAGCAATGGCTTGTTCTCTACCTGTTGATTCTCCAGGATGATGTGCTGCTGTAGTGGGTGCATGAGATGCTGCTGCCGCAGCTCTATGTTGTTGTCCTCCTCTGTCATGACTTCTTCCGCTCGGTGCACTTCTTCCAGGATTTTTAGTAGCTTGTCCTCTAGCACCTTGGCCTCCTGGTCCGGGTCCTCCCCTTTGATATTGAATCCTTCCTCCTAAAGCTTTAGCTATTCCACTGCCATAGGTATCGGTCCAGTCACGAGCAATCTCTGGCTCGTTGGCCCATAAATATCGTCTTTGTTTTTCTGATTGAAAAGGCATTATCTTCTTCCACTCGCTTGAACGTCTAATCTGAACGTTCCTATTTTCCAAGTTTGATCGACGGCGGTATTCTCCACTTTCACTGCAACCGATCGTGCTCGAGCTCGAGTATCTTGTTTAGTGGTACTCGAAGTAATATCAAAAGGTCCCAAGGTCGAACTTGCTTGAGCTGAATTTGGATAGTCTCTTAAGTATAATGTTATACGTGTGGTTCCGGTCTGCGTCAAGAAGTCAGGAATAAATCTTCTGATTGACATGAAGTATTCGCCATCTCCTCTGAACGTTACCCCTTGTTTTTGATCCTGAGTAATATCAAAATCTCCAGACTCAATATTAGCTGTAATAGCAGAGCTCACCCCTCGTTTAACCTGATTGTTTCCTTTTTCTTGTTCATAATAAGTAGTGATACCATCGGTATTACCAACCACATCGAAAGAAGTATCAGTATCGGCATCATAATGCGTTGCATGAGGTTTACCAAAAACCGCTGAATCTTCCCAGGCTGTTCTATTTAAACTTCCTGTTGTCCATATGCCTCGTTGAGCAGAAGAATCAATATAGTTATAAGACACCATTCGATTAATCACATTGGAACTTTCAGTACAGTAAAACCATATCACTTCTCCAAAAAGATTATTCAAGCCACAATTAATAAGTTGGTTGGAAGTGGTATTAATATCATCATAAACATAGTCTTCTACCAAACAGTCCATCGATTCAAGTTGACCGGTATACCTAAAGAAACCATTGTCCGACATCCAATAAGCTGCTCCATCCACTTCAACTCGTGCATTCTTACCAATGAGTCCACAGTTGGTTCCAACTTGTTCATAAGCAAAGGTGAAGGGTGCACCTACAAAACGCATGGTAAACATGGCTGTGTCGGTCCAGATATAAAGTGCATCACGACCTCTTAAACTTCCCATGATTTTTGAACCATCGGCCAGTCTTTGTGTACCGGCGGTGTTAATTGCTGTCGGTGTATAATCGGTAATATCTTCTTGAGAAGAAAATCGTATAAACATATCATCTTGAGTCGTAGTGTCACCAATCGTGGTTTCAGTTCCGAAGAATACTAAGTGTCGATCAGGTGTAGAAACTAACATGTCTCTTGATGCCGTGGGTGCATTAGCTATAATAGTGGCTCGTGTTGAAGTTGCTGATGTTGCTGTTGAATCCCATTGAAAACAAGGTCCATTAAAAATTAAAGCGATAAGAGTAGCTCCATAGTTATCCAGACTCCACATGCCAGGATCAAAAACTTTATCTCCTGAAGCGGCTTCACCCCACCCCACATAGTCGGTAGTATTGGTAACCGTTGCGCCATCAGCGTGCGTCGCGGCTGTTGTGTTTCGAACACCCCGTGTGACACCGCTTAATACATTACTACTAATACCTGTATAAGAAATTTCTTCTGAACCAATTTGAATATAAGAGGTTCCTGAATCAGGAAACTCACTTGAATCAGTTAAAGTAATACCACTGGTTGCTGCGGCATCGGTAATGGCTCCATCCAAAGTCGTAGAGACTTCTCCTGAAACCGTACCACTCCATTGACCAATACCCCAACCATAAGCTCCTAGTTGTTGAGCCGGTCCTACCGGATAATAATATTGAACGCGAATACCTCCAGACGTTGTGGCTCCGGATCCTGTTTCCACTGAAGACATGGTAATGGTAATCGTGGTTGAAGTAGGAACCGATGTGACCATAAATTTAATGTCATCAAAATCAGCGGCTACATAATCTGAATTTGTAATGGTACTAAAACTATCGAGATAAACAATATCCCCTGCACTCATTCCATGATCAGAACCAAAGGTAATGGTAACGGTAGCTGATGCATTGGTTGTGGTAAAGGCGTTAGTTAAAGTGGTTGTTGTTTTAATAGGATGAATATCATAAAAAATACCTCCTGAATAAACATAAAGAATTCGATTGGTTCCAAGGGCTGCGTATTTAATACCCGTGTTGTCGACGAAATGATGAAGGGCTCGTGTAGCACCCGTTAAATAACTTTCTCCAAGCTCAGCCCAACCCCCTATTTTTTCAGGGGTAGAGTATCTAAACCTTACATTATCACCTGCAATCCACTGACCTTCGGCCGTGGTTGGTGTGACTTGCTTATTGAATCCAGGTAAAAAATTTATCTTTTGTAGCATAGAAAATCCGTTTCTATTACAAATATACTATATTTTTGAGGAGATCAACTACTTAGGAATACCCAGCATTGGGCGTTTATCAAAAAGGTTTGTTTTAGCAAAGGGTCCATTTGCATGATTATAATGCAGAAAGACTTGAGAACAGATATTTCCTTCAAAAGGTTCTCGCCAATGTTCAAGTTCACAGCCAGAATAAATCAGCATGTCTCCTACTTTTAAATCAACACGTACTCCCTTTGGAGCTCCAGGTTTATGGATGTTTTTAAATTCATCAATGACAAAGTCAGCCCCTGTCGGGTCTAGAAAAATAGGCCATTCGTCTCCTCCTAAATGCACCGTGGTAGAGATTTCACAACTTGGTCGATCCTTATGTCGTCTTAATATATTTCCTTTTTCATAGAGGCGCGTATACGAATACGTTGGAACTAAATCCATTCCTGTTTTCGCTTTCATGATAGGAATCATATACATGAGTAAAGTTTCCATGACCCAGTCTGAATATTTAGTATAACATCCTGGTACCTGTTTATCGGTACGGGTTCCAATAAAAGGATTCGCTGGATTTATTTTATTAGTTTTCATCATATAATCCACAGCATCTCGCTGAAGCATCATATAATTAAAGATAAAATTAGCCAGCTCCTTGGAAAGGGCTCTTCGAATCACTTGGTATTTTTTTGTTTTAAACATAATGTTGCTTTACCGTTGGAAACCAAGGAGGCATGACCTGGTCGATGTCTCCGTTCTTGTCCCGTCTGACTTGAAGTTGCTTGGGTAAATAGAATAGGGACCTAACTTCTTCATCAGTATTTAAAATCTTTCCTTCCAGAGGAAACTCTTCCGCTTTAAAATTGGTGATAACAGCAGGGACTGTTTTAATATTTAACTCTTTAGCCACGACCATTCGATTATTACCTACAATAATTTTTATTTTAGTTCCCCAATTCTTACTATTATACCAGCAATAAACAGGATCCTTAAACCCATATTTAGCCATTGAAGCTCTTAAGATTTCATGAAAGGATTCTTCCTGTCCATTGATAAATTCAGAGCGCTCCAAATAAGAAAACTTTTCAAACGGAAGTTTTTTATAAATCGTTTGAATCATCCTAGTTTTCCTTCTTTGTCTAATTGAATAAAATTAAAAGAAACAGAGACACGCCATCCTTTTTCTCCTTTTTCTTTGGACTCATTGACTTCTACACCATGCGTTAACCATGCAGGGAACATGACCATCTGTCCTTCGATGGCTGGATAAACTACTACTCGCCACAAAGCTCTGGGTATTCCTTCCACACGGCGAGGAAGCATAATATTGGGTCCGGGCCTTGGATCTTCAACAAAGAGGCGCCCTGAGTTCTTGGGAACTTTTACATAATAAACACCCGACCATTGAGAATTAGGGTGAATATGTTGCTTGTTGTAGGCTCCTGGATAATTAATATTGGACCACATATTTCCTAGTCCTGGTTTATCTTTCATACCGTAGTCTTTAAAAATTGCATGTTGCATGTCAAAGAGTTCATCGGTCAAAGGTTTATATTCTTTTTTAAAATTCATATCGGTTGGGCTGTGCCACCCTCCGCCTGCATTAGTTTTTTCTAAGCTCTTGTCTTTTTTACTCCAGGCTTTAATATGTTTAAATAAATATTGATTTAATTTTTGAGGCTCCTTCACCATTTTAAAATAGATAGGAGTGGGAAACAAAATCTCACGGTTCATTTAAAAGGAGGTCCTCCGAACCACATTACCAAAGAGCGTCGAATTCCTTTCTTTACCTTAGCGACACGGTGACGAATCATACTATTAAAGAAAATAGCTTGACCTTGTATAAGTTGAGGAGGTTTATTGCCTTCCGTCATAAATTCTAGATCTCCTCCTTCAAACTCTGATTGGTTAGAGAGAAGAATCGTCATGGATATTTTTCTAACGGGAGGTTCATACTGACAATTGGTTTCAGCATCGATATGCCAGTCATAAAATCCTCCTTTAGGATATTCAGTAAATTGGGCGGGCTCAGTAAGTGTCATTCCTTCATACCCAAAATGATTCCGATTCGCCTGCAACATACTTCTTTCAACAATCTTATACATGTCCGGCATGGCTGGAAAAGGAATCCAACTGATAGTGGTAATACGCATTTTATCATCAGTCCGTCCGTCTTTTTCATTATGGTGCCCTACCTGGGCTTTCAGGGCTTCGTGCTGATGTCCTACATTAACAATATCCTGACATTGTTCAGGAGTAAATATAGGCCCCACCGTATTGGCCATTAAAGATTTCCATTTCGGTTCAAAGATCATTGAATCGTTCTTGAAGCTACAGGGTTATAAGAAACATCAACATTACACACCAGCGTTCTTCGTATTGCTTTTTTATTGTTGAAAGGATAGACCACATGTCTTATATCATAGGGAAAAATAAAAAAGTCTCCTATTTTTGCTGAAGGATAATAATCTGTAGTTGCAAATTGACCGGCAAGATTTCCTAATATATGAAGTCGTCCATTCAATGGTTGATCGGGTCGTGCGAGTTCAGGCCCATAGTCTTCCGGAAGTTTAAGAATCATCACTGAAGAAAGTCCTGTAAAAATTTTGCCTTGATGAATATGCACAGGATTATAGTTTCCCGCTTTCATTTCATTGACCCAGATTGAATTAATATCCATGGTATACTGTTTAATCTGATTCCAGTCTAAATAATGTTTAAAAACAGAATAGAACCATTTTAAAATATCCTCGGATATATAATTATGTTGATGCATTCTTTTGTTCGTGGGTCCTGAATAGAACAAAGACGCTTCATCAGGAATCTTTCCTGCTAGTTGCTGGTTGGCATTGGGTAGATGTTTCTTGTGGGCTTTATAGAGTTCATTTAACCCTACAAAAATCTCAAGAGGGACTTCGTATTTTAAAATGGATTGTCCAAGGAATACAAAATCAAACTTCATATAAATTTAATCTTTCGAGGAAAAAGAATTTTTATTTTTTCTTGGAAAGGAGTTTTCTTTCTTTTTCACTGAGCAATTCTCCTGATTTTCTCACACGTTTTAATGTTTCAAGTTGACCCAATACATTAAATACTTCTGGCTGTGAAGAACCCTGTGTCAAAGTTAATTTCTTCTGCTCCAATTGATGCATATAGGATTCAGCTTGATGGGTATTAACATCTTGATCATCAAACTTTCCATCATGATATTCTTTTTTAAGTTTAGACCAAGTTGAAATTTCTCTCATTCGCGCTCTGGCTGTGAGCTCCATGCTGGCTTTGTCATACAGCTTTTGTTCCGCTTCTATTTGTTTAAGTTCTTTTTCTAAAGGATCCTTTTCTTTTTTAATATCTCTTTGAATCTTTTTAATTTCGACATCATTCTTTCGATAATCAAAAGAAAGTCGCATCAGATTTTCAAAATGGGTATTCTGTTCTCTGACCGATTGCCAGTACTTGGCAGCGTTCGTTCCATATTTATTATCAGATAAAACCGAGAAACGCATTTCGGTTTCGGTTCTAAACATTTGTTTCTTGACCCAAGTGTCCTGAAGCTCAGGAACCATCTTTTTAAATTCGGAAGCTTGAGACTTATCAAGCAAAACCATAAGGTGTTTGACTTCCTTATCAGCATGCGGTTGAATATTTCTTTTGTCTTTATTCATTCTTTCCTTAATATAGTTCTTTTAAACTAAAGTTCAAGCATTAAGAAGAGGTAACAGTCTTAGTTGCATCAGGAACTGCCCATTCTTCTACAATTGTATTTCCTACTCCTGTATCTCCCATGATTGCCATTGAAGCCAATTGTGATCCTCCACCTAGAGGAGCATAAATAGCTGATCTTTGCGTTGATAAATCAGCCACTTCGGTCCAACTTGTTCCATCAAACTGTTCTGTATAAGTAGAATATGAACTGGGTCCCGGGCCTCCACCAAATGCCATTGCATTTGCTTGTGTAGCTCCACTTGCGCCAACCGCTGAACGACTATTATTGCAAGCATTAGTAGAAGTCCAAGAACTTCCATCATAAGCATAAGAAGTGGCTACTCTTCCTCCAGCGCCTGGAGTATCAGTTCCTAAAAAAGATAAACCCGCTGTTGTTGTTCCGGCACCGCCACCACCATTTCCTACAGTAGGACTGTTCGTAACTTCGGTCCAACTTGTTCCATTAAATTCTTCAACATAAGAGGATCTTCCTCCAGGATCATTTCCATTCACGGCTACCGCTGCTGTTGTAGGTCCAAATGAAGCAGCAGAATAAGCCCTACCGGTATTCATCGTAGGTCCTGCTGTCCAAGTAGATCCGTTATATGTAGCACTTATATCTATTGGAACTGCAGGTGATCCAACACCTCCCGATCCCATAGCTGCAGTTTGAGTTCCCCATGAAAATCCACGTTGAAATTCTGTTGGGTATGTTCCTCCTGATGTCCAACTGGATCCATCCCATTCAAAAGTTAAATCTCTATAAAGAGAAGGAGTTCCTGGGGGAAAATATCCTCCCCACGTTAAAGCTGCAGTATTGGTCCCTGCTGCATTTCCACCAAACATGGCGGTTGGAGTTGCGGTTCCAGAAGACCACGCCCCTGTTCCTTGTGCCCCATATACTTTTAGAGTGTTGCTAGTTGTATTGTACCAAATTTCTCCCGCGGTAAGGTTGCTTGGATCGCTTGAGACAATTGGTATATGAACACCTTTTATTCCTATATAATCTGCCATTAGGTCACCGTCACCGTTTTAGTTGGTCGAGGACTTCCTTGCCATTCTTCTACCGAAGTAACTGCTGTTCCTGTATCTCCCATTATACATAATTGATTTTCCTGTGTTCCTTGAGATAAAGGATTAAAAATAGCTTGTCTAGCAGTGGCCAGATTAGCTACTTCTGTCCAACTTGTTCCATTAAACTGTTCTGTATCGGCTATGTATGCAGGTGGCTCTCCTCCATATGTCATTGTCGTCGTTTCTGTGGTTCCACCTGAGCCAACTCCCGAACGAGCCGTATTGCAAGCATTGGTAGTGGTCCAACTTGAACCATTATAAGAATAAGAAGTGGCTACTCTTCCGCCGGCTCCTGGAGCATCAGTTCCTAAAAATCCTAAACCAGCAGTAGAGGTTCCTCCTCCACCTCCGTCAGCTTTTACAGCAGGCATACTGGTAACTGCGGTCCAAGAGGTTCCATTAAATTCTTCAACCGTAGATACTCTGGTAGGGGCAGTCCATCCCCCTGCTAATATTGCCGCTGTTTGAGTTCCAAATGCGGGAGCAGCTGATCTAGCGGTATTCAGCGCAGGTGATGTC